TGTAATTTTACCCGATGGATCGTTTGAAAGTAAGGCAATCTCATCTGTATCAAATGGTGTTATCACTGTAAGTTCTGCTTTCTCTCAAGCTCCCAATGTAAACGCTAATTTTCTTATATCAAACGTAACTCTTAAGTCTCAGCTATTTAGAGTAATAACTGTAGAAGAACAGGATGGTATAAACTATGCAATTACAGCTTTATCTTATGTTGAAGGTAAATATGCGTTTATTGAAGATGGCGAGGCAATACCAGCTAGAAATGTTACTAACTTGGGTGCTCTTGCTCAACCCCCTGCTAATTTAAATGCTGTTGAAAAAATATTTCCTATAAATAATCAGGCCGTATCAAAGATTGTTGTTAGCTGGCAAACAGTTGTTGGTGTAACTCAATATCAAGTTAACTATAGATTTGGTAATGATAATTTCATAACTGAAAGAGTAACAAGACCTGATTTTGAGATAATGAATAGTAGGTTGGGAACTTATACAATACAGGTATTTTCTTATAATGTTCTTGAACAGTTATCAGCAACTTCTATTGATTTAACATTTGAAGCTGTTGGTAAAACTGCATTACCACAGGATGTAACAGGATTATTAGTCGAACCAGTATCAGATCAATTTATAAGATTACGTTTCGATAA